ACGGGCACTACCACCAGAAGCGGGCGGATGCCGAGATCGCCCGGTATCAGGACAAGCAGGCGAAGGCGAAACGCAGTGCCGAGGCCCGCTGGAACTCACGCGAACCGCAGTCCGAGCGCAATGCGAACGCATAGCGAAGGCAATGCTCTCCAGACACCAGACACCAGACACCAGTCAAGAGAAGAAGGAGAGAAGGCGCCGACAACCGTCGCGGCTGACGCCGCGCCGCCATCCTCCCGGCCTCAGAGGGGAACCCGTTTGCCTGCTGGCTGGGCCCCTGGACCCGAGCAGACCGCCTTCGCCGAAAGCCTGGGCATCCGCAACGGCGTAGCAGCGGCCGAGCTGGAGAAGTTCCGCGACTACTGGGCCGCGCTGCCTGGGCAGAAGGGCGTGAAGACCGACTGGACGGCGACGTGGCGGAACTGGCTGCGGCGCAAGGCCGAGGACATGGGCGCCAAGCCTGGGGCCGCTGGTGGCGACATCTTCGCGGGGGCCGAATGAGGGGCGCTGCCGAGCTGATCGCCCTGCGGATGCGCCGCCGCACGCCGTCGAGCGTGGTGCTGTCGCTGCACGAGCGGCCCGGCCAGCGCGCCGACGAGGCGTGGTTGATGCCCGGCCCGCAGGACCGGCCGGAGTCCACCGACCTGCGGCTGCTGGTGGGCCTGCGCGTGGTCGTCGTCGGCCCTGCGCACAGCGGCGCCGAGGTGACGGCCTGGTGCACGGCCGCCGAGCGTGCTGGCGCGCTGGTGGTGCTGGGCTACGCCACCGACCGGCCAACGCTGCGCGACACCCTGCCGCTGTACGCCGGCGGCGACATCAACGAGCTGACCCGCCGCGTGGCGGCACTGGAGCCCGAGCATGGCTGACCTTATCCCCGACGACTTCGACTTCAACGCCTACATGCGGGACACCGAAGCCCGCGTGAAGGTGCGGCCGGCGAGCAGCTTCGCCGACCTGCTGGCGGCCAAGTTCCTGCCGAAGGAGCCCGGCGCGCGGCAGCCGAAGATGATCTCCACGAAGCTGGGCCAGCGCCTGGAGTTCCGGCCCGGCGAGGTCACGGCGTGGGCGGGCTACAACGGCCACCGCAAGTCGATGTTCACCGGCCAGGTGGCGCTCGACCTGTGCTTTCAGCGCGAGCGGGTGCTGATCTGCAGCTTCGAGATGAGCCCGGCCGACACGCTGGCGCGCATGGCCCGGCAGTGCTTCGCGGTCGAGAAGCCCGCGCTGCTGACGCTCGAGCGGTTCAACGCCTGGACCGACGGCCGGCTCTGGATGTTCGACCACATGGGCCGCATCAAGCCGGCGCAGCTGCTGGCCGTGCTGCGCTACTTCGCCGAGGAGCTGAAGGGCACCCAGGTCATCGTCGACAGCATGATGATGGTCTGCGCGAGCGAGGAACACCTCGACGAGCAGAAGCAGTTCGTCACCGACCTGGTGCGCAGCGCGCAGGAGTTCGGGCTGCACATCCACCTCGTGACGCACTGCCGCAAGCCGCAGAGCGGCGACGAGTCGAAGCCGCCGACGAAGTACGAGCTGCGCGGGTCGGCCGCGATCTCGGACCAGTGCCACAACGTCGTCACCGTGTGGGCCAACAAGCCGAAGCAGCAGGAACTGAGCCAAGGCAACAACGCGAAGTCCGGCGAGCCCGACGCGATGGTGACGGTCGAGAAGCAGCGCAACGGCCAGTGGGAAGGCCGCATTCGCCTGTGGTTCGACGAGCCCTCCCTGCGCTTCGTCAACGAAGCCGGCCCGGCCGAGCCCTACGCGCTGGGGGTCGAATGACCGACCACGAAGCCCTGGCCGACATGCGCCGCGAGGCCCTGGACACGGGCGGGATTGACGTGTCGCAGGCCCGCCGAACTGCCGAGCGCATCCGAGCCCTGCAAGCCGCGGGCTACCCGCTCGACGGCCAGCAACGCCACGTGCTGGCCGCCTGCGAGCCCCAGGGCTCGAAGAAGTTCGTCGGCACGACCAAGACCGGCCGCGGCCTGATGGTCGAGTCGTCGAAGAAGGTCAAGCCCTGGCGCATGGACGTCAAGGCCGCGGCCGAAGCGGTGCGCCAGCAGTTCGCCAGCATGGCCCCGCTCGACGGCCCGCTCGTGGTGTCGATGGTCTTCACGCTGCCGAAGCCCGCCAGCGCTCCGAAGCGCCGCACGACGTGGCCGGACAAGAAGCCGGACCTGTCCAAGCTGGCGCGCAGCACCGAGGACGCGATCAGCGACGCCGGCCTGTGGGCTGACGATGCCCGCGTCGTCGAGTACGCGCGGCTGGCGAAGGTGTTCCCGGGCGAAGACCCGGACGCGCTGCCGGTGCCTGGGGTGCGCGTCAAGGTCTGGTCGCGCGAGGCGGCTGCGCAGCTGTCGCTGGCGGCATGACTTTGGTCTGCGTCCCCATCGGCCCCGGCAACTGGGCAGAGGCCCGGTTCAGCTACTCCGGCCCGCAGACGGCGCCGTTCCTGGTGCGCGTGGGCCAGGTGTTCGCGCTGGCCGGGGTTACGTGGCGGGTGCGGAGGGTGGAGCCGTGAGCCTCGTCCGCCTACTCGACGGCCGCGAGGTGCCGACCGACAGCGAGCACTGGCGCCACGAGTGCGAGGCGCGCGCCATCGCCAAGCTCCCCACCCTGGCCGAGCGCCGCGCCCACCTCGAAGCCGTCGAGCAGCGCCGCGGCAAGGAAGCCGCCGAACGGCTGCGGGTGACGATGAAGGCCATCTGGGAAGCCGAACAAGCCCGCCGATCAACCCCCACCGGATGACCCGCACAGACCGCCAGATGCTGCTGTTCACCGACCTGCCGATCCCGACGGCGCCGCCCGCTTCACCCCTGCCGAAGCCGGACAGGCCCTGGCGGGTGGCCGTGCAGGCGCTCGCCTGCCTGCTGCAGCTGCCGATCCGCGCGCCGCTGCGCGAGCTAGACCGCGACGACCTGGCCGAGCCGGCGCCGGTGCACCGCATCGTGTCGGCTGCAGACGCGCCGCCGGTGCAGACCGTGGCGGTGTCGAGCATCTTCGGCCTGGCCGCCACGGTGCAGTCGCTGAAGCGCGGCCGGTTCGGCACGGCCGAGCAGTTCGAGCCCGCTCCGTACCGTGTCGAGCGCAGCTACGCCGACGGCACGCTGCGGGTGATCCGGCAGCGGCCGGAGGACACGGCCGAGTGGCAGGAGCGCGAGCAGCGCCGCAGGGCGAAGCAGCGACCGCCCAAGCCGTCGGCGAAGGCGAAGACGCGAGGCAAGAAGGTGCGGGCATGGGACGGAGAGGGAACCGATGACTGAAGACGACGACGCACCGGCCCAGGCCGCAGAGCCCGGCCAGCAGCCCGGGGCGAAGCCGCTGCGCATGCCGCGGCATGAGCTGTTCGCGCAGGAGGTGGCGTCAGGCCGCACCAAGACCGACGCCTACATCGAGGTGTACCCGCACGCGGCCGAGTGGAAGGCCGCCAGCGTGCACGTCAAGGCCTGCATGCTGGCGGCGCGGGAGGACATGAAGGCGCGGGTCGCATACCTGCAGGCGAAGGCGGCCGACGCCTCGGTGTTCACGCTGGGCACGCACCTGGCGCGGCTGCATGCCCTGTCGGTGGCCGCCGAGAAGGCCGGCGAGTTCACGTCGGCGGTGAAGGCCGAGGAGAACCGCGGCAAGGCCGCCGGCTTCTACCCGACGAAGGTCGAGCTCACCGGCCGCGGCGGCGGACCCATCGAGACGCGGCAGACCCGCGACCTGACCGACCAGGAGCTGGCCGACGCGCTGGCCGCGCATGGCATCAAATCGTGAGAAGCTGGCGCTGCTGCTCGAGCGAGAGCGGCGCCGGGCGAAGGGCGATCTCTACACCTTCGCGCGCTGGATGTTCCGGCAGCGCAAGGGCTACGGCTGGCAGGAAGCCCGGCACCATGCGCTGATCTGCGACGCGCTGATGCGCGTGTACCGGGGCGAGTGCCGGCGCCTAGTCATCAACGTCCCGCCGCGCTACTCGAAGACCGAGCTGGCGGTCGTCAACTTCGTGGCCTGGACGCTGGGCAAGGTGCCCGACGCCGAGTTCATCCACGCCAGCTACAGCGGCCAGCTCGCCGGCAACAACAGCGAGGGGGCTCGCGCGCTTGTCGAGCACGACGAGTACCGCAACATCTTCGACACCCGGCTGGCCACCGACGCGAAAGCGCACTGGCAGACCACGGCCGGCGGGGTGATGTACGCCACCGGTGCCGGCGGCACGATCACCGGCTTCGGCGCCGGCAAGCACCGGCCCGGGTTCGGTGGCGCGATCATCGTCGACGACCCGCACAAGGCCGACGAGGCCAGCTCGGACAAGATCCGCCAGGGCGTGATCGACTGGTTCCAGACCACGCTGGAGAGCCGGAAGAACAGCCCCGAGACGCCGATCATCGTCATCATGCAGCGGCTGCACGAGAAGGATCTCGCCGGCTGGCTGTTGGGCGACCGCGGCAAGGACGGCAGGGGCCCGCCGGTGCCGGGCGGGAACGGCGAGGTCTGGGAGCACCTGTGCCTGTCGGCCTGGAATGACGACGGCACGCCGCTGTGGCCCGAGAAGCACAACGCCGAAGACCTGCGGCGCATGGAGAAGGCGGCGCCCTACGTCTTCGCCGGCCAGTATCGCCAGGCGCCGGCCCCGCCGGAGGGCGGCACCTTCAAGCCCGACCTGATGACGGTCGTCGACGCGATCCCCGGCGGCCAGGCCGTGCGCTGGTGCCGCGGCTGGGATCTGGGCGCATCGGCCGGCGGCGACTTCACGGCCGGCGTCAAGGTGGGCGAGCTGCGCGACGGCCGCATCATCATCGCCGGGGTGGTGCGCGAGCAGCTCGAGCCGGCGCCGCGCGACCAGTTGCTGGTGGCCACGGCAGACAGCGACGGGAAGGGCCTGCGCCAGAGCCTGCCGCAAGACCCCGGGCAGGCCGGTAAGAGCCAGGTCGCCGAGCTGGCGAAGAAGCTCGCCGGGCACACGCTGCACTTCAGCCTGGAGAGCGGCGACAAGGTCGTGCGGGCCACGCCGCTGGCGAGCCAGGTC